GCACTTGCCCCCCGCCAATCGTGGAGAAAAGATTGCGTGTCGGCGTGCCATAGCAGACAAAGTCCGTGCGCCCTTCGCCTTCGACCGGCTCGCCATACATGTTGACGAGCGAGGTCATGCCCGCCGATTTCGACCGACCGACATTGAAGGCTCGCCCGAAGGGCACGCGGATACGGGGCATTAGGACCAAATCACCTGAATGTAGCCATTGAACCCGGCGTCATTGGCGGTCGAAGCAAAAGCCCCGTCGCCCGGACTGCCACCCGTCGTCCCGGCCAAGGCCCCGGAGAATGTCGCCCCGCCCGCCCTTCCCGGCGTGCCCGCTGCTTCTTCACCGGGCGGCGTGGCCACATAGCCCGAACCGCTTTGGCCCGTGATATTGGTGTCCCCGCCTGAGGCCGTTCCGCCAGTTCCGTCCGCAAGGTTGGTGCCTTTGTTCCCACCATTGCACGTCACCGACACGGCAGAACCGTTCAGGGTTCCGGATACCGTCGTATTGCCACCATTGTTGCTGGCCGACCCTGACCCAATCGCGACAGTGAGCGTGGTTCCCCATTCACCAGCCAGAACCGCGCGCGTGAGGTAGGCAAAGCCGCCCCCGCCCCCTGCCGACCCGTCAACAGGGGACACGCGCCCAAAAGCGGCCCCACCCGCCGCCTGCGCCCATATCTGCACCGTCGTTGCACCATTGGGAATGGTAATCGACGTGGTGCCGGGGAAGTAAAGTTCGCCCATGTTGAAAGGCTGTCCGGTAATGACGACGCCCGTCATGACGACAATCCGGTGCTGCCGGTGATTATCCAGGTGTTCGTTGCCACCTTGCGCAAGGTTGCGGTATTGCCGCGCGCCAGCGTGCGGGTGGCCGGGTCTGCACCCAGCGTGCCCACCCCGTCACCGCGCACAATGACGACACTTGCGCCCTTCGCAATCGTGACCGTGGTGGCTGTGGCCGAGCCGCCATTCGTATTATCCAGCAGAATGGTCGTGCCAATTGGAAATGCTACTGTTGCATTAGCCGGGACCGTCCACGTCTGGGCCGTGTTGTCGCCCTTGTAAATCACCTTGCCATTGTCCGACAAAGTCAGCGTATAGCCCGTGCCACCCGTGCGGGTGTTCATGGGCGTGCCACGAAAGCCGACCGTCCGGTCACTGGTGGACCCGGTGTCGGAAATGTCCACGTCACCCGTGGCGCTGTTCTTGACCACACCCATGTCAGGGCACCGAGACAAGGTTGGAGTAAATGCCGGTCGGCGAACCCGTAATGAGCACGCGCACTTCAGCGTCGGCCCCGAGTGTCACTTCAAGGAACCCGTTCGCCGTGAGGCTGGCCCCCGTGATATTCGTCGCCGTGCCGTTGGCGTTCTTCGCCTGAAGCTGCAAGGTCGCCGCGTTGAACGTGCCTTCCGCTTCCCAAATGTAGTCACCACCCTTCACGGTGACATAGTTCCCCGTCGCCGCTGCATTGCTGAGTAGCGTCAGGTTTTCGACATAGTAGGTATTCATGGACATTGCGTGTGTTCCTTCAGAAATAGTCCGTGACTACGGGTTCCTTGGCTGACCGTTGGCTGACATGCCGTTCGAGAAGGCGATAACCCGTGTCGCCCAAGGCATAGGGGATTTCGCTGCCCGGCCCGCGCCCATAGATTTCCGCGCACTGGCCCGCAATGACCTGCGCGTAAGGAAGCGCAGCCGCGTCGGGAATGGCACTATCAATCCAGTAAACCAGACCCTCTTCAATCAGCCATGCCCGCACCTTGTCGGCCCGCCGTTCAATGCGGTCCCGGTCGTCTGCCGACAACGCTTGACCCGGACCAATCAGGCCCAGTTCCTCGCCGACCAACTGATAGAGGTCTGTGTTCGTGATTGTCATTCGGCAGCCTCTTCAACCACGACCTTGCGGGGCCGTCCGCGCTTGGGCTTCGGCGCGTCGAAGACGTTCTCGACCATGACCGTGTCAGCCTCTTCGTCCATGGCTTCGAAAAGCGGGTGTCCCTTCAGCTTGGCAATGGCCGCAGGGTCAGTGACGACCACCCACACACCGACCGGGAATGTGTACCCGTACGCACGGGTTTCCGCTGGCACGTCGTCTGGCTTCAAATAGCCGCCTGTGAATCTGATAAGCATGGTTTCTCCGTCGCAAAAACGGCCAGGGGCGGACATAAGCCCGCCCCCGTGCCTTCATTGTTATGGCAGAGCCAGAATGGTCCCAATCATGCCAAGGCTAATCGTGCCAGAGGTTGGCACCGTGCCACCGGGGTTTGCAGCCACAGCGCCGGTGATGACCGTCTCCGCCGTGTACACATAGCCAGCACCCGTGACTGCGCTGGAAAACGCAGCCGTGCCCGTCTGACCGATATTTGTCGCCGCAAAGAGACGGTCAGCGTCTCCTGCGTCACCGACATTATAGGTCAGCGTGGTTGCGCCGTCCAAGTCAGTCGAACGCAGAACGCTTGAAATCAGCACGAAGCCCTTCGGCACCTTGCCAAATTCAAACGTGTCCGCCGTCGTCAGTGCCGCTGTCACCGGCACTTCGAACCAAAGAACGATTGCGTTCCCCGGGTGAGGACCAACGCCCACGTTGGGGCTGTTGGCAAGCTGCCTGCTTTTATACAGAGCCATGAGTTGAGTCCTTTCTAAAATTAATCGCCAGTGCCCGAGGTATATACGGTCACAATCCCATGTTGCTTCGACGCCGAGCTTGCGCCCGTCGCAAAGTGCAGCTTGGCAATGCCCCGCAGTTCCTCGATTGCAACGCCAGGACGGAACTTGTAGTCGCCCGTCGTGTCGGTAATCGGCGTTGGCTCCTGACCCCACGCAACCGCCATGGCCTGCTGGCCGCAGAGGAAGTTGGGTTCGACCGAAATCGAACCGTTACCCGCCGCCGCAAACCTCGCCGACGTGGTAATCAGCGTCGAGATTTCCTCAATCTGACGGACGATGACGCCGTCATAAATGAGGTCGCCATCCTGGAACAGCGGGTTCGAGTTCATGCCGCCACCTTCACGCGCGCGCGCGTCACGGTTGGCATTTATCATGACGCTGTCGTTCTTCAGGTCGCGGAACGAGCGAGCGCCCGCGAACATGACGAAGTATTCGCGCCCGTCTTCCAGACGGAACGGACGAATGGCAGGGCTTGCAGCCTTGGCCATGCGCTTGGCAAGCGAAACCACCGAAGCGGTCAGCTTGTCGTTCGTCGAGTCAACGGCACCCAGACCCGTGGCATGGTTTGCGTTCCAGTTTCCCGTGGCTGACCCGAAGAGGATACGGTCCTGGTTGGCAGCGCACCACGTATTGTAGTTCGCATCCGTCGCACCCGTCACCACGACGTTGCCGTCGCTGTCCACGATATCCGTCGCCGGAACCGAAGACGTGGTGACCGTCGGGCCTGCCATGTATTTAATCATGTCAGCCCGCAGCGTGTCCGAAGACCACAGCTTGAGCATGTCACGACCGGCATTCAGCAGGTCGATTTCGGTCTTGTACTGCGTGGACTTCGGCACCTTGACGGCGTTACGAATCCAGTCAACCGAAACAGCGCAGTTGTAGTTGCCAAGCTGCTCTTCCTTGCCGTCGAGAACGCCCGAACCACGCACACCGGCGGCGGTGAGTTTCGTCACCAGCGGGATGTTGATGGTCTTGCCGTTTTCCGAAGCAAGTTCGTACTTGGTCATGATGATGGAAGAAGACTTGCGGCCCATGTAGGGCAGGAATCCGGACTCGCGGACATATTCCGCGAGGTAGTCGCTCGACCACTTTTGCTTTTCCAAAGCGGACGAAAGAAGTGTCTCTGCCATGGCAGATGTTCCTTATGAACGGAACACCGCGTTAAACGCCTCCCCCGGCCCGACGGGCACGTTGGGGCCTTTGCCGCCCGCACTAGGTGCAGACGCCAAGCTAGGGCGTGGTAGCGGTGTCGATTGCGGGGACGGTGCAGATGTCCCGGCGTTCACCGCTTGTGTCTGGGGTTTGACATAGCCATTCGCTTCGGCCCATTTCTGGGCCCAGGCTTCAGGGTCGTCGTCGCCAATCTTCGACAAGCGCATGGAACGCTGGTGCTGCTGCACCACGAAGTCATAAGGGTCGACCTGACGTTGGACGGTGGCCCAGAGATGCGGATTGGTCTGCAGTTCTCCTGCAAGCCATTCCTCCGCAGCCTTGACCTTTTCAGCCCCATGCTGGCGCGAGGCCGTGGCATGGCTGATGGACGTTATGATTTCCCAGCGGTCACGTGCCCGTTGCGTTTCCAGTTGGCGGTTGAAGCCGTCCGGGTCTGCAATCGGGTCAATCAACTGCTGAGGCTTTTCAGCCGCTTCCACCTTTCGGCGATACTCTTCGAGTTCGCGTTCGAGGCGTTGGCGCTTTTCGCGTTCGTCCAGAACAGCGGCCATGGGTATGTATCCGGGCGGTGGCTGTACGGGCGCACCAACCGGCTGAACCGGGGCTGTGGTCTGGCTTTCCAGAGCGGGCGCTGGGGGCGGCGGCTCCGGGTTGGCAGGCGGCGCGGAATTGGCTTCCGGCGCGGGCTGCGTGTCTTCTTTCGGCGCGAAACGTCCTTGCTCGTCCCGTAGAAACGAGAGCTTGTCGTCTGTCATGTTTTCCCTTGGGTGTACGCCCGTCAAAGTCGGCGGCACTTCAAAACGCCCGTTCCTACGGCGGCGGCCCGTGTCTGCTGTCAGTGCAACAGCAACATGTCTTCGTCTTCGTCCTCGTCCGCTTCGCGTGCCAGGCGCACACGTTCACGAACGAGCCGATAAAATTCGTTGATTTCGTCCAATGCCTGCACCAATGCGGCGCGGGCGTCGGTATCAAGGCCGGTCGGCGCAAGGGCCAGCACTTCGCGTGCGGCCTGCTTGGCCTCTTCAGCCTGCTCGATAATCTCAGGCGGGGCGTCTTCAAGGTCGCGCCCCAGAATGTCCGCCATGAACTGGCGAACGTCGTCAATCTTGTCCCGCCGCTTGTTCCGGCGCTTGTAGGCGTAAGGGTCCCACCCGCCCTTCGAGCCGCCTTCGTCAACCGGCGTGCCCGAAAGCGTGCCGGTCGAAGACAGCGTCAACAGCCCAAGCGTGGCCGACAGGCTTCCCGATAGCCCCCCGCCCGTCAGCGTGCCGTCCGACACAAGGGTGAGCGTGCCCAAGGTCTTTGACAGCGTGCCGCTGAGGCCCGCCGCCAAGGTGCCCGAGGCTGACAGCGTGGCCGTGCCCAGCGTTTTGGACAGCGTGCCCGTCAGGCCATTGGCCAGCGTGCCGGAACCCGAAAGCGTCACCGCCCCCAAGGTCTTCGACAGCGTGCCGTTGATATCGCTTCCCGCTGCCTGCGGTCCAAGCAGCGTGAGAAGCGTCATGTCAGTCTAGCCTTCAGACCAGAGCGGAAAGCTGTTCAAGCGTGGTCTGCGTTTCGCCCAGTTCCGCTTCAATCTGCGTCAGTTGGACCGTGTCGCCCAAGCGGATAGCGGTTTCCCGCTGCGCCGACAGGTACAAAATGCGCGCTTCAGCCAGGCTGATAAGTTCAACGACGGTCATACCAACACCACCATTTCCTGCGCGACCGTCGATAGGTGCGATTGCAACAGCACCACGTCATAGGTGTCGTTGCCGTCGATGGCGGCATAGCAGGCCATGCGCTGGCCCAAGGCCGCCGTGCCCGCCTGAAGGAAGTCGGTCGGGGTGAAGGGACTGAGCACACGGTTCTGCACGTCGAAGCGCCAGATTTGGTTCACGGCGCTCGCGGTGTAGATGTTCATGTAGAACATGCGGCCTTCGTTGTCGCAGGGCGCGTAGGCCCCCGACGTGCCAACCGTCAAGGCAACCGCGCCGTCATAGGTGATGGCGCCCGTCCATGTCCCGGTAATCGTCGCCGCGATGTCCAGCACGTCCAGCGTCACCGCACCGCCACGGAAAAAGTAACAGAACGAATGGCGTGCGTTATGGCCTGTGTCGGGCTGAATGCCGAAGCTTGGTGCCCACATGCCACCCGACGCATTCGCCGCCGGGGCCGCGCCGAAATAGGTCGTGGACCACGCATTCGACGCAATGTTGTTCGTGCCATTGTTCACCGTCGCGTCACCGTAGTTGTAGGTATAGACGGTGGTGGTGGCGCTGGAACGCACCAGCATGAGGTTCGGCAGTTCAATCACGAACTTGGCACTGGTCGAAGGCGTCGTGGTCCAGTTGGTGCCGAGCGTATAGACCGCGCTGGGGCCTGCCGTGTGGCTGGCGATAATGCGCCGCTGTCCGACCGAGGCAGGTGTGGTCGTATCTTCGACAATGCGGATTTGGAAGTTGCGGTATTCGTTGGCGGCAACAACCGCGTCACCCAATGTCGCCTGGCCTGTCAGGGTTCCCGCTGCCGAGCCGGTGGCCGTCAGGGCATAGCGCGAGACAACGCCCGTGTCATAGTTATACGCGCCCTTCACCATGCCGTCGCCGGGGGAGTTGTCGTAGGGCGTATACTGTTCGTCCAGCACCATGATGGAACTGTCGGTGCCGATGGTGGCGGGCAAGCCGGTCGTCGAAAGGCCGGTCGAGAGCGTGTTCGACGCAACCTCGAACGAGCGCCAGATATTCGACGCTGTAGTGCCCGCACCCAGCATGAACACGCGACCGCCGATAATCTCGTAGCGCGCGCCTGTGGCAGGCGTAAAGCCAAAGCTGCTGGCAACGTCGATGACCGGCGTCGTGCCGGCGCTGTTGCCGACGATATAGCGTTCAGCAGTCTTGCCAGCCGTCGTGTCGATAATGCGCAGCTTGAAGCCGTATTCACCCGTGCCGCCGCGATTGGCCAGCATGTTGAGGCCAACGGCAGTAGGCAGTGCAGTCGAGAGCGTGACCCGCGTCGTGGTCGCACCCGCCGCAATCGTGCCGACAAGGCCTAGGGACGGGGCAAAGGCCATGGCCGCGCCCGCGCCAAACGTACCGGCCAAGGCAGGCGACTGCACGAACGACCAGCCCTTGGTCACGATATTGTAGCGGTTCAGGACCGTGTTGGATGCAAGCTGATAGACAAACGGATTGCGGCTTACGTCCGAGCGCATGTCCGACGCAAAGCAAGTCGCTGCCGCATGCGCGTTGGGTGCAGGCGCAATCTGCGCCCACATGAGCCGGTCAATGACTTTCTTGAAGTTGTTGGCCATTAGCTAATCCTGCTTCGCACGCAATCGGACCAAGCAGACAGGTTCGCGCCATACACCTGAATGCGGCCCTGAAGCGTGTCGATGGTGCTTAAGTTGGTGACGGTCGAGCACGTCGTGACCGTGGTAACCGTGGTGACGGTGCCAGATTCCAGAATGACCGTGCCGCGCTGGCGCTGCTGCGAGCGGTCATAGCCCTGCGGGGCGTTCAGCGCATTGATGATGCGGGAAAGCTGAAGATGGTTTTCCTCGTCGTGTATCTTCAGCGCATTGTCGATAACCGTGACGCCTTCGACCGCAATCGGCAACGGATTGGCACTGCTAACGTCCGCCGCCGCGCCGTCCGCCCCGGCTGCAATCTTGACGCGCTGGTAAAGCACGCCGCCGATATCGTCGGCAGCTACGGTCGCGCCCGAGCCGGGCGTATATCCTACGTTGTCAGCCATCAGGCATTCCCGTCTGTGAGCGTGAAGGTGTTGATGGTGAAGGACTGCCCCGCCGTGAATGACGCGCTGCTGACTTCCATGTCCCCACCGCCACCCGTCGCCGTGACCGTGCCTTGCAGGTGGCAAGTCGTGCCAAGGCTGTCGTAAAGCCGGAAATGCGCCGCCGTGCCCGTGTTGTTGGCTGACAGGTCTTGCCAGCTTCCGGCCAAGGCTTTCGTGCCGCTAGACGCATTGGCCATCCAGTCACTGGGCAGTGTCAGTTCAGCCAGGATGGTCCCGCTGTCAGCGGTTCCGCAGTTGGCAGGGGCAGCGCCCGTGCGGATGCGGATGATGGCACTGGTCCCCACCGTGGTTTCAATCGCGTCGAGGCGCGCATTGCGCACCGCTGTCGATAGCTGAATGGCCATTAGTTGATTGACCCCGTCACAATTTCCACTCGCTTCTCACCCGTGCGCGGGTCCTTGACCAAACGCTTCGGCGCGGCCATGACACCGGCCACCTGCGCAATCGCCTGCGCTGCCTGCCCGATACCGTCCGCCGCTTGGGCCATGACCTGTGCGTTCTGCGCCATGACTTCCGCCGTCTGCGCCTGCACCGCGATAATGGCCTGTGCCGTCTGCTGCTGTGCCGCCACCATGGCTTCCTCGCCCGGTGTCAGGTAGCTGATTTCAGGCCCCCCCATGTCGTCGCCTTCCATGGGTTCTGCCGTGGCACGGGCGCGAATGCTGGACTTCATGCTGGCCTCGCGCATGGTGTTGACGTGGCCTTGCCGGTCGGACACGAACTTGAACTGCGCCAACTGCATGTCGCGCTGGTGCTTCATGTCTTCGGCTTGCTGCTGGCGGACCATTTGCTGCTGCTGGGCTTCGGCGTCCATGGCCATTTGTTCCCGCTTGGCCATGAGGATGAGCGCCTGCTTTTCCTTTTCCGCCTCAATCTGCACCATGGCGGGGTTGGGCTGCTGCTGGGCCATTTGCGCCTGCTGTTCCTGCGCCTGCTTCAGCTTGTCCAGAAGCAAGCGCTTCTTGGGCAGGCTCGAGGCTTCAATCAGCACGTCGGGCGGAATCGGCATGCCCGCTTGCACCAGTTCGGCCAAACGCTGGAACTGCTCTTCCTGAATGACTGCCGTGTCCGGGGTGCTATCGATGACAATGTCCACATCCATGTCGGCGGGTGCGTTCTGCATCTGCATGGCAGGCTGTCCTGTCATCGGGTCAATCTGCGGCATGCCCGTCATGGGGTCCATGGCAGGCTGGGGCACGTTCAAGCCCACGAAGCGCGGGGCATTCTCGTCGTCCGTGACCCGTATCCACTTCGGCTCGTTCCAAAACTGCTTGATGGCGTCCCAGAAGGCCCGATAGCACCGCAGCGTCCAGTCGTCAAACTGCGCCAAGAGCGGGGCCTGTTCGGTGAGACCAGCCTGCTGTTCGGCCAGAATGGCGCGGCCCGATTGGCTCGCCCCCTGCCGACCGACAATGCCAGGCGTCGGGCTTTGGCGGCGCATTTCTTCCTTGGCGTCCCGCAAGAGTTCCAGATGACCGGGAGCCAAGTTCCGGTCGCCCAGCTCTTCAATCTGACCCTCGCGCGCTTCGATAATCCCGTCCGGCTTCGCCCACTGCTGCCTGACCGTATCAATGTCGATGACGCCGGGGTCAACCCTGAGCTTGGCCACGTTCAGGATATGCACGGCCTTGCTTCGCGCCTTGTTGATGGCGTCCTGCGGCCCGAGCATGTCGCGCACGATGCCATAGCGGCAGTTGTCGATGTCGACGTAAGCCGACTGCGCAAGGATGGCACAGCGCGGGCGTCCGGTCTTGCTGTCCAAGAACGGGCTTGGGCCGCTTTCCAGAATGCCGCCCGAGACGAAGACGCACTTCTCCCAATCGCCGCCTTTGCGCTTGTACATCTCAAAGCACATGATGCGGCGCGCTCGGCTGTCCACCCACGCCCAGCCGTCTTTCGGTCGGTCGCGGTAGGTGTCGGAAGCACTCTGGTCGTAATTGAACGATGTGCGGATGGTTTCGGCTTGGTCAGGGTAGAGGTCGATGATGTCCTGCTCATCCATCCACTTCGCGATGCCCATGTACCTTGCGTCACCAAAGTCCGTGTCGCGGCTGTACGGGTCATAGAAGAACTCTTCAGGCCGGATGCGGCGCAGGCCAATCTCAGCCCCTTCCGCCATTTCCGTCACGCCCGCGCAAATGCCCCAGACCAGAAAGTCCTTCAGGCAATCGCGGCGCTTTGATTGGAACCGCGTCACGTCCGCCACATAGCGCAGCCCGTCCGTGGCGACTTCGGCACTATCTTGGTCCTTCGGTGTGCGGCCCCACCCCTTCGGGTCGGTTCTTCCGCGTTCCACAATGCCGATGATGGCGTTGACCGCAGGCTTCACATGATTGAACGCAAGGGCGGGCTGGCCACGCGCCTCGAGCGTGCGGCGTTCGGCGTCGGTCCACTGGATGCCGTCATAGTAGTTCTGCCAGACCTGAGCGTCCCGGCGCGCGCGGTCCAGCATATCCATGGCGACCGTGGCTTTGCGCTTCAGGTCGGCCAGATAGGCGTCCGCTTCTTTCTGGTCATAAGCCATTATGCTGTCTTCCAGTTCTGCTGTGCCGCCAAGGACCGCGTGCGGGCATAGCGGTCTTCACCCTTGGGAGGGGCCGCCAGCCTGTAAACGGCACTCGACGTGTCAGCGACCGCGCGCCCGAT